ATGAAAACATATTGCAAACACAGTCGCATCACCGAACCAGCGTTCGTGCGCGACTGCATTGAACGGTTCCTCAAAGGCAAACGCTCCCGCAGGGACGTGAACGAATTCCTTAGCCGCCAGTCCGACTTGGATTCGCTTTCACGGCAGATCGCCGACGAGATAGGACGCGGCGAATACAGGTTCGCGCCCATCCGCTACTTCCGCCGTATGGAACCGATTTCAGGCAAGATACGCATCATCGGACGCGAAAGCATCCGCCATCAGATCTACGATTACGTCTGCGGTACGGCGTTGATGCCATTGTTCCGCGCGAAGGTCGGCAGATGGCAGACGGCGAGCATCCCCGGCAGGGGCATAGCCGACGCGCGCCGCGCGATCAAACAATGGGCGCGCGAACCATCCAGCAAAGTGTTCGTGAAACTGGACGTGCGCAAATGCTATCCAAGCATCAGCCGTGAAGTGTTGAAACGTTTGCTCTCACGTGACGTGGGAGACAGGCGGCTACTGGATTTGACGTTCCATCTCATCGACCAATACGCGGGCGATGACGGATTGAACATCGGCTCCTATCTAAGCCAATGGCTCGCGAACTACTATCTGAGCTACGCCTACCATTTCTGCGAACAGCACCTATCCAAGGAGCGCGTGAACCGCAGGACGGGCGAAACCGCCACCAGACGGCTCGTGACGCACCTGCTGTTCTACATGGACGACATTCTCCTGATCGGCAGATCGAAGCGTGATCTGACCATCGCCGTCAAACGCATACGCGCCTACCTGCATGACACGCTCCGTCTTGAGATTCATCCGACATGGAACATCAAGCACGTCGGCGTGGAGCCAATCGACATGGTGGGCTTCACCTTCTACCCGGACCATACCGGCGTCAGGGCGGGCATCTTCCTGCGCGCACGCCGCTCATTCCGCCGATACGCGCGGAACCCTACGAGTCTTCGGCTCGCATACCGTTGCGCCAGCTATTACGGCTGGCTCAAAAACAGCGATTCCATCCAATACCGGCGTCGAAACAACGTCGATCACATCGTCCGCCGCGCCAGAAACACCGTCGCGGCAAGCCGAAAGAAAGGATAACAGATGATTCAGAACGTCTCTTCCGCAACCCCGTTGGAAAAGGTGGACTACCATCTCCGCGATGACGGACTGGCCGATATCCGCATCCGCCGCAGCATCAGGACCGTCACCCATGACGCGACCGACAATCAGCCGGAATACGTGGAGTACACGGCGGTCGAATCCTATCAGATTTTGCCGCTCATGGAACAGGAGGCCATCGAACAGGCGGATGTCCTGTTCGAGGGTGACGCCACCAGTTCCAGGCCGGTGTTCGACAGGGTGAGCGCATTGGAACAGGCAAGCCTGGACAACGCGCAATTGCTGGCCGACCTGATGGCGGGCGTGGACGGGGATGCGACGGATTCCACCGATTCCGACACCGGCAAGAACGCTGCCGACGATTCCGCCGACAACAAGAACAAGGAGTGAGAACAATGGTTAGATTCAATCATGCCGCAGCGGTCCGCATGTACACCCGTCTGGTCAAGGCCGGACGCAAGACGTTGGACGAAGTACCGGAGGAATACCGCGCGGAGGTGCGGCAGAACCTTCTCGACCCGTGGTTCTGACGTAAGAAGGCATAGGTGAATCAGGAAGCAATCACCATCATCGTTGCCATCATCGGTTCCGGTGGTTTCGGAGCGCTCGTCCCATGGGTGCTCGACAGAATCGACAACAGGCGCGACCCGTTGCACGAGGGCGTGAAGGAACTGCTGTTCTGCAAGCTTGAACTGTTGCATCGGCAGATGGTGGACAACGGCGGCGTATGCACCGTCGAGACGAAACGGACCGCTGAACGCATTTATCGCGCCTACAGCGGTCTGGGAGGCAATGGCGTCGGCACGGAAATGCGCAACGACATCCTCGACGCGCACATACAGGAGGACAGGCATTGACCGCTGGCATATACCTGCTGCTGCTCGCGCTCGTCATCATATTCAATCATGGTGCGCACCGGCATTGATTTTCATATTAGTTTTCAAAGCCATCCCGCTTCGGGATGGCTTTTCTATTGCCCCTTGACTTGGGGCGGGAAGGAGAGGATGTGGGCATCCTCAACAACAAAGGCAAGCCGAAGCACAAGCGTCTGCGTCGGCATATCGGCAAGCCGTTGACCGCGTTGGCTGCGGTGCTGTGCGTCGCCGTCGCGCCGGTCGCCAGCGCGAACATGAACGTCATCGACGTGAGTGGATGGCAGTCCGCCGACGTGACGCGCGTGGTGGACGCCGACGCGGCCATCGTGAAGATCACGGAGGGTGGCGGCTACGTGAATCCGTCTTGGCGCAGCCAGACCGATTGGGCACGTCAGACCGGCAAGGCCTGCGGCGGCTACCATTACGCGGACGGCGGCAACGTCACCGCCGAAGTGAACCATTATCTCAACCAGTTCAACGGCTATGTGGGCCAGTGCGTGCTCGCGTTGGATTGGGAGTCCAACGGCAACGCCGCTTGGGGCAACGGCGACTGGGTGCGCCAGTGGGTCAACCAGGTGTATTCGCGTACCAAGGTCTGGCCGATCGTGTACGTGCAGGATTCCGCCGTGTATCAGATTCCGTCCGACGTGCGCGCCCATTGCATGCTGTGGAAGGCTCAGTACGCTTCCATGAACGCGACCGGCTGGCAGTCCACTCCGTGGAACGCCGGAAGCAAGGGCGAGGGCATGGTGCAGTATGCTTCCACCGGCTATCTGAACGGTGTCGGCCCGTTGGATTTGAACCTGTTCTTCGGTGAGCGTGACGCATGGCAGAAGATCGCCGCAGGTGATCGTGGCAAGACGAATGCCGAGGTGAGGCATGATCCGGTCAGGCCGCAGGTCACTGCCACGCCGGATTACGATGACATGGCCACGAAGGTCATTCGCGGCGTGTATGGCAACGGCAATGAGCGTCGTCAGGCTCTTGGCGGTGCTTATGACAGGGTGATGGCGATAGTTAACCGGCGTCTTGGCGGTTCTGGCGTCGCGCCTGCCGCCGCGAATTGCGGCAGCGTATGCGTGACGGTACGCAGTGGCGACACATTGAGTTCCATTGCGGCACGTAATGGCGGTTCTTGGAACCAATACACGGGATACCGTTCGGGTAATCCGAACGTCATCTACGCTGGCGAGATCGTGTGCCGTCGCACCGGCACGGGCACGGTCGCCACCGGTGGACGGTACGTGGTTCGTTCCGGCGACACCCTCGGCGGCATCGCCGCATATTACGGGGTCAACATGTACAGCATCCACGGGTATCGTTCCGGCAATCCGGCGTTGATCTATCCGGGCGAGACCCTCTACTGGTAAGGAGACTGATTATGGTCGATGAAGTCAAGGAGACTAATCATGACGGCGAAAAGCCGGAAAAGGAAACTGGCGAGGAAAACAAGTACCTCCTGCCGGACAAGGCATACAAGGCATTGAAATGGGTCGCGTTGATCGCGTTGCCCGCTTTGGCCGTGTTCGTGCATGTGGTCGGCCCCGCATGGAACCTTCCATGCGTTGACCAGATCGTGACCACGTTGAACGCTCTGGCCGTGCTGGTTGGCGCGTTGATCGGTGCCAGCGAGTTGAAGGCCAAGTATTCCGAGTAGAAACCTTTCATTTCTCTAACATCATGTTGAAGAAGTGTAAGAATACTATGACCTACTCGTACATTGAGTACGAGTCGCCCCTCTCTCAGCATTGCTGGGGGAGGGGCTTTTCTGCGTTTTCAGCGAGTGCTCGCCAAACGTTGGAAACCGGCTTCGTCATCCTCCGGATATTCGAATCTGGCTTCGATGCCCTGCGCTTCGAGAATCGCAGCGATCTCCCTGCTGCGGGCATTGACGATCGCGTAATCGCCCTTGTCACGGCCAAACCGGTCGTAGTGTTCCTGGGAACGATAGTACAACAGGTCCACATGGCTGGGCGCGTGCCCTTGCGTTTCCGTCATCTCGTCCACCGCATCCAAAGCGGCCTCGACCGCTTCGACATGCTGCGTGAGCATACTTTCCAACCATGCCTGCACGTCTGCCGGTGGTTCCGCCTCGCCGGGCTTCTCCCAACGTTTCACCGTCAACACGGCATTGCTGAACCGGTCGGCAAGCATCTTCTGGCTGATGCCGCAACGCTCCCTGATCTCACGGAACTGGGCCTTGGATAATGTCATGAGTTCCCTTTCCTTCCTATAGTTCAGTCACAGCCGGAGCCTGTGTTCACCGTTCCTCGTGGCCGGAATCGAAACGGACGTTGTTAAGTTCGTCCTTCGTGTACTCGTAGGACTGTCCGGAGACTGCGAATTCACCTTCCGGCCACGTGAAACGATACGAATCGTAGATGGCCTCGCCGTTCTTGCTGTCGCGGATGCTGTTGGCTGCGATCTCGTGGTATTCCTCGCCGTCGTTCTTCGCTTCGACCTTGACGAATCCATCCTCGGCTGAGATTTCGGCGATTCCGGAGCTCGGACGCTCCGGCTTGGTGTCATCGTCTTCGATGTGGTCGAAGGTGACGACCGAGTAGGAGACCTTCTTGTAAAGCGCGACCTGCTGGTCGAACGTCATGGCTTCGACCGTGGTGAAAATGGTGGTATCGATGATGTCTCGTGCCTTGTCGCAATCGCTCTCGTCGAGGGCTTCGCGGTACTGTTCCGCGACCTCTTTTCCGCAGATGGCTTCGATGTCGTCGCTGTTGTCAACGTCCTCGTCGATAGCGCAGCTCAGTTGGCCGCAGATGTGGACAGGGGCGAGTATTTCATCGGTGGTGATGGTGTCGCCGAAACGGTTGTTGAAGATTGCCTTGCGCATTTGAATCAGTCTCCTTGAGTCTGTGGGGATGCCTTGTGCCTCCCGTCTTGTGGTTACAAGTATATGATACCAATAGTATCATTTCAAGTCGGCGTGTCGCGTCACCCATCCAGTCCGGCCCAGAAATCATCCAACGTCACACCCAATTCGTCCGCCAGCACCTTGGCCGTGGAAAGCCCCATCAGATGCGGGTCGCGCGCCGACCTCGGACGCGGACTGTCAGACCACGCTTCCCACGCCCACACGCGCCCCACGGTACTGCTGCCAATCGCCCGGCACAGATCCTGCTGCGACAGTCCGGCACCCTCGCGCATCGCACGCAAAGTCATTCGTGTTCCTCCATGTTGTTTCCGTCCATTCGTCCGATAAAACAAAACGCCCCGACCGAAGCCGAGGCGTTTTGCGACATCAAAACATGCCTGATATGCATTTTCGATCCACGCATGTTGCACATAATTTCAATCCACGCGCTTCGGATTGAGCCGAAGGTTTTCAACCGGACACTCGTCATTCTGGTGTGACAAAAGCCATTGTATCACATTTCGCTCGGGTCAGGCGTGCGCCTTGATGGCTTCATCTATAACCGCCTTGGCAATGTCATCACGGTTCTCGATCCACCATGCCGCCGACGTTTTGTTGGCGATCAAGGAGGCGATGGCATTGCAGTGGGCGGCGAGGGCGGCGGACTGCCGGGTGGTGGCCTTGGCTGGGATGCGTGCCACAAGGTCACGTAACTGGTCGAGGGCCTGGGCGATGCACTTGGTGCGAATGTCCTCGGCCCATGCGACCTGCTTTGCGCTGCCTTCCAGGGTGCAGGTGGCATTGGAGAGGGCGTTGACGGCGTCTGCGGCGTCGTTGCCGAGCTTTTCGACGATCATGGCTGCTTCCTTGTTCTTGCGGGCTTCGGCCTCGGCTGCGCGTTCCTTCTTCCAGCATTCCGTGCAGGGGCGCTCCTGGAGCCATTCGATGCGGCGTTCGCGTTCGCTGGTCTTGCCGAAGAGTTCGATGCGTTCGTCGTGTCCGCAGGTGTGGGTGATGTCGTAGTGTGCCATTTTGGTTTGTCCTTTCTTTTGCTGACATAATCAATATTACCACTACAGTGGTAATAATCAAGTTGGGCGTGTCGCACACTAGACTGGAATCGTCCTTTGCTGACACGATGGACAAGGCGGAGCCGGGCAATGCAAGGCTCCGCCTCTCTTATAATTGGCCATGTCAGCAAAAGGAGTCCACGCATGGCCTACACGATCCGCCAATACCAGACGAAAAGCGGCAAAAGATACGAGGTGCGCTACCGCAAGCCGGACGGCAGCGCGACCGGCAAGCGCGGCTTCCGACGCAAAATGGACGCCGACGCATGGGGCGCAGCGAACGTTACCACCGCGAAAAGCGTCGGAGCCTACATCGACCCACAAGCCGGAAGACGCTTGGTCGAAGACTTCTGGGAGCCATGGCTGGCCGCCAAAAAGACCAAGGCCAAACCAAGCTACATCAAGTCATTGGAGGATGCTTGGCGCGTGCATGTCATGCCTCAATGGGGAGTACGCGAAGTCCAGTCCATCACAAGGGACGAGGTGCAGCGGTGGGTCACCGATCTGGCTGGCAGGCGCAGCGCGTCAGTGACCATCCGTGCCGAAAACCTCCTGCGCAGTCTCATGGGAAGAGCCAAGGAGGACAAGTGCATCCACGACAACCCATGCGACAACATTGAACTGCCGCGCAAACAGCGTCGACGCCACGTGTATCTGACAGCCGACGAACTCTCGCAGGTGGCGTTGCATTGTGGCTGGCGTGAGCCTATCGTGCTCACGTTGGGATTGTGCGGCATGAGGTGGGGTGAGCTGGTCGCGTTGCGCGTCGAGGATGTTGACCTGCAGCGATGCAGGCTCCATATCTGGCGCAGCATCACCAGACTGTCCAGCGAGATGGTGGAGACGGATCCGAAAACCCATGAGGGACGCTCCGTCATGTTTCCGCGGATCCTGCGGCCGCTGCTTGAAGGGCAATGCGGCGGACGTGGCTCGGCAGATTTTCTTTTCACGGCTCCAGGCAAGCCGTTGGACGAGCCCATGACGAACGGTTGGAATCCGACCAGGAGCGACGGCTGGTTCGCGGTCGCGCTGCGCAGGGCCGGCATCGAGCGCGGGCATATGACGATCCATGACCTGCGGCATACCGCTGCGAGCCTCATGGTGCAGTCTGGCGCGAATGTCAAGACCGTGCAGCGGCAGCTCGGCCACAAGTCGGCAGCGATGACGTTGGACGTGTACGCCGACCTGTTCGACGATGATCTGGACGACCTGTCGGAGCGCATGGGCGGCCTGCTGTTTTCGCAGGATGTGGGCAAAATGTGGGCACAGTCGGTTTCAAGTGCTGTTGATTCGTTGGAATCGGTGGCCTTGTAGTGGTTTATGATTGCGGGTTCGATTCCCGCTGGCGGCACCGAATGACGTTGTGAAATATTGCTGGATAGCACGTACGAAACAATCCGTTATTACACTGGCGGCATTGATAACCCCAAGTAGCCGACTGGAACGGAAAAAGTATGACGTCGAAAGATATCAAGCCAGTAATCGAACAGCCCGATACGGAAATTCCGCTGATGCTCTCCCAAGCGATTATCGTCGCAGGAGTTTTGGCTGTGGGCGAACTGGCTTGTTCTCCGCTGTATTTCTCGTTGTTGAAGGCGTCGTTGGCGTTGATTCCATGGGCTATGGAAGCGGTATTCATGGCAGTGGCGTTCACGTTCGTTGTGGGCTTTGCGCTGCTGTGGTGCGCCGAATCGTTCACGCTCAAAATGCGTGAACGGTTCCGACCGTTCGCATATGCGATTGTTGGACTTATCGGTTACGGTGTGTGGAGCCTGCTGGTGTTCTCCGCCACCATCAATTCCGTGCTTGCCATGGTGGGGGAGAGGGTGCTCACCAATGGCCAGATTGGTGCGATTGCGTTGAATGGCGCAGCTCTTGGTTTCGCCGCCTTCCTGTTCGCCAAGTTACTTGACGTTAAACTCGGCAATCGTAAAACCACGGCCATTATCATGCTGGTGGTGGAAGTTACGGCCGCCATCATTGGTTTGATCATTATGATTCTCATGTTCCGTGCATTGTATGCAGCCTGA